AATAACGAGAACATCCCCACGTTTCTCACATGGGAATAGCTTCATGGGTTCGAGCATTTCACCCGAACCCAATTCACTAAGAATGTTTCTTGTTAAAGAGGATTTCCCAGAACAGGGAACTCCACCGATCATTATTATCATGCAGTAACAATCACCTTATCACTCTTTTCATTGTTATACTCAACGGTTTCCAACTTTCCGTTCTCTTCAGTGGTTCCACCACCCTTTGCCCAAGGCAGATCAGAGTGATCAGCTGCAAACACCTTTGCGTTAAGAGCAAGAGCAGGCTTAATAGTAACACCGTCAGTAGTCTTACCACCAGACTTAACAAACAACTTAGGCTTTGCAGTCAACTTATCATAAAGGCGTGTGGGATCAGTCTTGACTACAATTCCCTTTTCAATCAAAGCAGGGATGTAATACTTATTTACTTCCTTAAAGCGATACTTAGTGACGGCAGAGTTAGTCTTAGAAAACAAACCAGCATAGATTGCTGTCGTACCTTCCTTGATCTTATACTTCTTCTTAGTGTTTGCACACTTAACAAGGAACAATGCCATGACCTCATTGATAAGTTCATCACGGGAAGGATTGTCAATCTCAGGCAACTTATAACCACCAGTTTCAAGATTCTTCAGCAGAACAAAGAAGTCAATGAAAAATGCAGCCTTACCCAAATCATAACCTTCCTTCTTGATAATCTTCAAGTAAGGAACAAATTTAGTTTCAAAGAAAGAATTGAACTTATCGAATTCAGTATCACAAATTGAATTAACAATATATGCAGTATCCAATTCCTTCTTTCCACCGACAGTAGGATTTTCTGATTTATCAGAAAAGACCGTTGCCAACTTTGCCATCAATTCACAAGCACCAAAGCGCTTTGCCTTATCGGAAGTAATCATTCCAGATTCAATCAAAAGTTTCTTGTGCTTGATGTTAAGATACTCTCGTATACCAATACAAACATCAGAATTTGAAGGATTGCGAAATTCTGCAGCATTAAGATTTACACCATTGTTGAGCATCTTAAACATATCTGCACGTTCTTCAGAAGACAAATCAGTGTAGATAAAAACAATCAAAGTCATGTTATCCATCTTCTCAATGATCTTAGGGTGATTCTCCATAAGTTCATCATACGTCATAGGAGTTTCAACTGCTTCTACATAAGCATCCTCAACCATAACTTCTTCACCGTCTTCATTTTCCATGTACACAGGAAGAAAAGAATAGTCAGCAGCTTCACACTTCACAAGATTATCATAGAAATCAACAAAAGTATCGCAGCGGTTTCCACCGTCCAAGTGAGCGTAGAGATATCCTGCTTCAATAAACTTCTCAAGGCGCTTAATAAAAGCAAAATCACGCACCTTGATAGCAACTTCTAACAAATCAGGTAACGAACAAATATGAATAGGAGTAAACTTACCAGAACCAACAATTGCAGTAGAGATATACCCTGCCTTCTTTAGGGCATCCCATACCGCTTCACGCTGTACAGCTGTATCCCGAACAGTGAAAGGAAGAATCTTTTCCTTAAATTCCTTAATCGTGTAGGTTTCGTCAATCGTCTTCTTTTCACGATAGGTTTTCAACCGTTTAGTCATTGTGTAGGCAGTCATGTCTTATCACTCTTCGTTGTTTTCTCAGTTTATACCTAAGTATACACGGCATATCAAGCGTTGTCAAGATAAATCTCGGCCGTTAAGTGCTTAATTCTAAAGGAAACTCAAAAAAACTCTTCTAAATTGCCGATTTCTTTCTTTGCGAATCGACCAATCAGGCGTTCTGACTTACCCATATTCCCTATGGTGGCTGCACTTAAATCTGTATAACACACTGTGGTGAACCTCTGCCCTGCACCACGAATAGGTGTAACACAGTGTAAACTCTTTGAATCAGCGATACACACGCAGTTATCTGGGAGATCAAGACCTACACCCCAACGAGGGAATGAGAGATACGCTCCCTCGTAATCACCTTGACGATGACAACTCATAGTTGTATACTCAACATCCTTACCATCACTATGAACAGCCATTGCTTTACTCTGCATTGCACTGTACCGATTAGCACTCAGGGTGGTGATCATACCATGACGATGCTCTGGTGCGATTGCTTCTTCTGCGAACCTTTTCTGTCTATTGTAAATCTCTGGTGCAGCTTTCTCAAATGCACGTTCAACATCAACACACAATGGTTTCAGTGCTTTCCAACTCTCCTCATTGGATATGTTAATTTTTCCTGTGAAACGTCCACGCTTTGCACCAATCATTACACTATTAATTTCGTTGGCATATGCGATCATACCCCACTTTCCATTTTTTGCTCTCACATGGTACGAATTGGGAGATCGAAGTTTGTAGTGTTCACCCTCAATCAATCCCTTCGCAGCCATCTCAACAGGGTTAATAGGACCAGCGCAGTTTGCTCGCATGGTAGATGATTCTTCGATGCCGTAGAGAACATCACGCATATCATCATTCGGAAATGCGTTTGTTACCACATAAGCAATAGGAACACCGGGCCCGTCAAGTGTAGCATCTGGACGCATGATAACAGTGTCCTCTGTTACATGAATAATCTCATCAAGATCAGACTCATCATAGAACTTACCGTTCCACTTTTCGAAAGTCTCTTTCTCACCATAATCAGTCTTTGCTGTTATGTACTTCATTGTACGGCTCCAATACCTTTTCGTAAATCGATGCTGCAACATACTTCATCATCATGGGTGCAACCATCAGACCAATACGTGCCAAGCGTTCGTTAAGAGTTCCCGTCAAAATATAATCTTCCGGTAGCGTCATGATGCGCTTAGCCTCCTTAGTTGTATACCCACGATCTTCATCGGGATGAAGATTTACTGCCAAACTAGTCTGCAATCCCTGTTCACTCAGCGTGTGACTTGCCTGATGCCAAGGGACTCTGCGAGACTGAAAAAATGAAGTTTTCCTCTCCGGCACTTCTTTTCTCCACTTAGTTCTATGTGCAATAAGCTTGTCATAAAACGGACCCACTACGTCATCACCCACTGACATAACCTTATCAGGGTTCTTGGGTAGACGTTTCAACCATTTGTATTTAGCACTTTTCTTCATGATTTCACGCAGTTCATGTGCCTCAACACTATTTTCATTATCAAGTCTTAGATCACCAATAGCATCTTCCACAGATGGTTCTTCATCTGCACCATCTGGAAATAAAGATGAAACGAGCATCCACGGCATACCAATATCTTCCAGCACATCATTGCGTACTGATACGATGAAAACACGTTGACGTTTCTGTGGAACACCAAAATGAATACCGTTTAGAACTTTAAATGTAGTTGAATATCCAAGTGCTTCAAAGTCTGTGACCATGCGATCTAAATGCTGCTTTGCATATTCCATCGTTAGACCTTTGACGTTCTCGCATATGATAACCTTCGGCATCATCTCACCTGCAATCCGAATCATCTCCCATGTCAAATCTTCGATGTTCTTCTGCTTCATACCGTAAGCCATCTTTTCTTTACCCCAACCTGCCTTCTTAGTTCCAGACATACTAAAGGGTGGACAAGGTGGACTACCATCAAGAATATCCAGCTCGTACTTTTTAATCCCTGTCATCTCCATAATCTGTTTGCCAGTTACATTCTTGATATCACCACAAATGTGTGGAGTGTCTGGCCAGTTTGCAAGATAGGTATCAACTGCGACTTGCTGAAATTCATTCACAAATTTACAATCACCACCTGCCAGTTTATAACCAGCAGATGATCCACCGCCACCTGCAAAGAAGGAGATGTATGAGAATAGTTTTCGATCAGAAGATTCCTTTAGGTCATCTAGTGTGTAGCGATAATATCTCATGCCCAAGCACCTACTTTAATCGCACTTGAAATAGGAACTTCTCTAAGCTGATCGTACATTTTTTTCTGTTTAAACCATTTCTTTATTATAGGATATTGACTTTCTATTTCTCTAGTTGTCATAATACCGTCTTTATGATTTGCACTAAAAGTGATATTAATGTAGGGATATGGTGTATTGATCCAATACCTTTCTTTTCTTGCCAGACGGTGACACCACCTGTAAAAACTAGGCCACTCCTTTGTCCACGCAAAGAAAACATCTACCTCTACGAGACACACAATATTTTTATCCTTATCAACTATTCCCAGATCAACCGCATAGGGGCCCAAAGGATCATCAATCTCAGTGTATGGTCCATTATTCAAATCTAGTTGACAATAATCTTTTAGAAAATCTCTTAGAGTAGAATCTTTTGCTCTAACCATTTTCCTAAATGCATCTCGCTCAGGTTTATCATTATAACCCCGTTTTGCAAATTGTTTTATATTACTCATCCAAAAAAATCCTCCAGTGTTCCTACTTCATCGTTTTTCAATATCCAGTTCATCTTATCCGTTATCACACGCAACGGCGCTAAGAAGCTGTCTTCGTATTGCGAGGTGAAATCAACCATAGGCAGTATGTCCAGCTCCGGTGGTATCTTTGTCATAAAAGAAAACGCAGAAGCTTGATAGATATTGTCTTTGAGATTCACAAATTTCACCTTGTCTCCTTCTTGAATAGTAACGTACTTATTGCCAAGTTTGTTCTCATCTACGAGATGGTTGTAGAGTATTGCACCCTTAACATGCTTGGGTGCGCCGAGTGCAAATAAACGATCTGTTCCACGAAACTTCTTCAGTCCATTACAGGAGCGGGGATAGGCAATCTCTTCTGGTGGTAATGTCATAAACTCCTCACGAAAATCTTGTATAAAGGTATTTAGCATCTCCTCATCACCACCCATGATGATCTTTAGTGCTTCCTTCAACTTCTCTCGACACGGTGCTGGAGTAGATGACTTGACCGCCTCAATACCCATAATCTTTAGCTTGGGTTCAGAGTAACGAACACCTTCCATGTCATAGACGTTTAGGATATACCGCTTCTTAGCAGTCCATAAACCTTTATCAGCGATGGCCTCACGTCCCATTTCCATCTTCTGTTCGTATGCGTTGGTTACTTGAGAAAGTGCGGTATAGCTTTTATCAATAAAAGGTTCCAACTTCTCTTTTGCAACCTTGTCCAAGAAACTGATGATAACATCAGTTTTTGTTCCCTCTTTAAACACCCTAGTAACCAATTTGTCAAACGTAATGTATACTGAATCTGTATCGGCAGCAATAACGTAGTCTTCATTCTTTGTATCCAAGATTTTATTAAGATGTATGTTAAGACTTTTCTCAATCCAACGTATAGACAATTGACCGCTACTAGTAATAGCCGTAGCAACCAACAGATTGAAATACCTAAACCAGTTATTACCGATTGCACCATATGCACTATTGAGTGAAATCTTCTTCGCCATTTGAATGTTGTCATATCTTGCAATATCCTTGAGTAGAGATTTGTTGCCAGTATTCTCATATTCCTGTTGAGCGTCCAACATAAGTCTCTTATATTTGACACGATCATTGTAAATACCTTCCATTAGTTCAGGCAAGAACCCTCGTTTGTCCTTACGAAAGAGTGCACCATTTGGCGTCATGCAATGCTCAGTATCATTATCGACCTTACCATACTCTAGAATCTTATCTACCATTCCCTCTATAGGTTTATCTCCACTGTTAACCAGTGTCTCTGGTGAGATATTGTATTGCATGATAAGGTGAGGATACAGAGAGTTCAAGTCAAAAGACATAACCCAGTTATGCATACCAACCTGTGGGTCTTTTACATAAGCACCCTCAAACTTCTCCACCTTCTTATTGTCTGACTTTTGAGGAATCACAATGTTCCTCTCACGCAGATAGTTGTAGATAAGAATGTCCCAGTAACGCACTGTGCCAAGCACATCCACAAAGTTAACCTTTGCATCATAAGCCATCGTCAATGCAAGTTCAATCAGCTTCATCTTATCTTCAAGGCGATCAACAATCTCAACGTCTTGAATGTTGTATTCAATAAACGACTGA